TGCTTGCTGTGGGCTAGATGGTCGAACATTAACTGTTAATGATATTGAAGGACAAACGGATTTAATTGAGGTTAAAGCAAATGGAATGGGTTTTATGTTAGTTAAACGTGAAGTACTTGATTATATAGTTGATCCATTTGAACCTATTGATCCTGATCAATGGGAAGATTTTACTTTTCAAGAAAAAGCTAGGCAAAGAGGATTTAAGTCATATATTGATCCTACAATTATAGTAGGACATGAAAAAAAGATAGTATTATGAAAATAGGATTTTGTGGAACAATGAGTGTAGGTAAATCTACATTAGTAAATGCATTAAAGGAATTACCTGAATTTAAAGATTATTATTTTGCTACTGAGCGTAGTAAATATTTACGTGATTTAGGTATTCCATTAAACACTGACAGTACATTAAAAGGACAAACAATATTCTTAGCTGAACGCTGTTCTGAGTTAATGAGAGAAAATGTTATCACTGATAGAACAATTATTGATGTAATGTCATTTGCTAAATGTGCTCAATCAATTAATAGTGATGATAAAATAGCATTTACTAAATATGCTGCCCCATTAATTTGGGAGTATGATTATATATTCTATGTATCACCAGTTGGAGTTGATATAGAAGATAATGGGGTTAGAGAAACAGATGCTGGTTATCGTAAGTTAATTGACATAACTATTAAAGGTACTATAAGTGAGAATTTAAATCAAATTAAAAACTTAGCATTCATATCAGGTACTACTGAAGAAAGAATTAAACAAGTTAAATCTTGTCTAGGTTTTTGATATTTATACGCAAAAACTAAACACAATGAAATTATCTGAATTAAAAAAACATATTGAAGAAAATATTGTTGAAATCTTAGGTGAAGTAGATGCTGATAGAACAAGAGGTACTGTTGTTGTAGCTAAAAATACACCTCCAACAGAACTTAAAAAGCTAACAGCACAAGGAGTTGATGTGGAATTAAAATCAATGGAAGAAGCTAAAGATGAAGATGAAGAAGTAGAAGATACTTATGGTAAAGAAGATGAAGATGATAAAAAAGACGCTAAAATAGCTAACGCTGAACCAACAAAAGCTGAACTTAAGAAATTAGATAAAGAGTTTAGTTCAACTAAATTAGCTAAATCATTATCACCTGCTGATAAAGAAAGATTAGACAAGCTAGAGTCAGGTATTAAGAAAAAATTAGCTAACCCAACTAAAGAAAATATTGAAATTGTTAGACAACTTATCAAGAAGCCAGAAATTAAAAAGTTGTTTAAAGATGGAGGTAAAGATCTTAAAGCATTAATATCTGACGTTATCAGATAATACCTCCCTTAATAAGGGTTACTTATGAGTCAAGACATAAAACAAATAATTCGTGAAGAATACCTGAAGTGCGCCTCTAATCCGGCGCACTTTATGCGTAAATACTGCTATATTCAACACCCACAACGTGGTAGAGTATTATTTAACCTATACCCATTTCAAGATAAAGTACTTAACTTATGGAAAGATAATCCATACGATATAATACTTAAATCAAGACAATTAGGTATATCTACTCTAGTAGCAGGTTACTCTTTATGGTTAATGTTATTCCATAAGGATAAAAATATCTTATGTATAGCAACTAAACAAGAAACAGCTAAAAACATGGTGACGAAAGTTAAATTCATGTTTGAAAACTTACCTTCTTGGTTAAAAATAACAGCTGAGGAAAATAATAAATTAACATTACGACTAAGTAATGGCTCCCAGGTTAAAGCAGTATCAGCAGCTGGTGATGCAGGTCGATCTGAAGCAGTTTCTTTGCTGATTATAGATGAGGCCGCGTTTATTGATGGTATTGGTGAGATTTGGGCATCTGCTCAACAAACCTTAGCAACAGGTGGTGGAGCAATTGTGTTATCTACCCCATATGGTACTGGCAATTGGTTCCATCAAACATGGGTTAAAGCAGAAGCAGGTGAAAACCAATTTTTACCTATTAAATTACCATGGTATGTTCATCCTGAGCGAGATGAGAATTGGAGGAAACGACAAGATGAATTATTAGGTGATCCTAGAATGGCGGCTCAAGAATGTGACTGTGATTTTAGTACATCTGGTGATGTAGTATTTTATCCTGAGTATATAGACTTTATTGCTCAAACTTATATTAAGGATCCCTTGGAGAGGCGCGGAGTCGATCATAACTTATGGATATGGGAACCAGCAGATTATAGTCGTAGTTATATAGTTGTAGCAGACGTTGCTCGAGGAGATGGAAAAGATTTCTCAGCATTTCATATTATAGATGTTGAAACAAATACTCAAGTAGGTGAATATAAAGGACAATTATCACCTAGAGAATTTGGTTATTTGTTAGTAGCAATAGCCACAGAGTATAATGAAGCACTATTAGTTGTTGAAAATGCTAATATAGGATGGTCAACAATTGAAGCAGTTCAAGAAAGAGGATATAGAAATTTATACCATTCTCCAAAAACTGAAGCTACAAACGCTGATTCTTATTTAGATAAGTATGATGATCCATCAAAAATGACACCTGGATTTACAATGTCTTTAAAAACAAGACCACTTGTAATTAGTAAATTTAGAGAGTATATTGGAGATAAAAGTGTTATCATACAATCTAAACGATTATTAGAAGAAATGAAAGTGTTTATTTGGAGAAACGGCAGACCAGAAGCACAATCAGGATACAATGATGATTTAGTTATGAGTTTTGGAACAGCAATGTACATAAGAGACACAGCTCTTAAATTTAAAACACAAGGAATGGATTTAACTCGTGCAATGCTTAGTAACATTACTGTAGTTAAAACAAACCAACAAGGTATTTACGGAACAACATTCAACAACAATCCATACAAAATGGATTTTGGACATGGATCTGAAGACATTAGTTGGTTATTATAATATTTATATACATAATTTAATATAAAATGGCAGATACAAGTGTATTTACACGACTAAGACGATTATTCTCTACTGATGTTATCATCAGAAATGCTGGGGGTAACGAACTTAAAGTAATGGATGTTAACAGTATTCAAGCTACTGGAGAATATCAAACTAACTCACTAATAGACCGTTATAGTCGTATTTACTCTAACAATAGTACATCACTTTATGGTGCTCAATTAAATCTTAATTGGAAATATCTACGTACTCAAATCTATTCTGATTATGATGCAATGGATACTGACGCTATTATCGCGTCTGCTTTGGATATAATCGCGGACGAATGTACCCTTAAGAATGATATGGGTGAAGTACTTCAAATTAAGAGTAGCGACGAAGATATACAAAAAATACTATATAATTTATTCTATGATGTATTAAACATTGAATTTAATTTATGGTCTTGGATTAGACAAATGTGTAAGTATGGTGATTTTTTCTTAAAATTAGAAATAGCTGAAAAATTTGGTGTATATAATGTTATACCATATACCGCTTATCATATTGCTCGTGAAGAAAATTACGACCCTAAAAATCCAGCTGAAGTAAGATTTGCATTTAGCGCTGATGGATTCTCAGGCGGAACAGGATTTTATGGAGTAACAGGACAAGGTAATTATAGTTCAAATAAACAGGACAATAAGATATACTTTGACAACTATGAAATGGCTCACTTCAGATTAATTACTGATGTAAACTATTTACCTTATGGTCGTTCTTATTTAGAACCAGCTCGTAAGTTATTTAAACAATACATTTTGATGGAAGATGCAATGTTAATCCATCGTATTTGTCGCGCCCCAGAAAAACGTATTTTTTATATTAATGTTGGTTCTATTCCTCCAAATGAAGTAGAAAACTTCATGCAGAAGACTATCAACACAATGAAGAAAACTCCATTAGTTGATCCTCAAACAGGTGAATATAATTTAAAGTATAACCAACAAAATATGTTGGAAGACTTTTACATACCAGTTAGAGGTAATGATTCATCTACTAAGATTGAACCTACTAAAGGTATGGATTATAATGGTATTGAAGACGTAGCGTACCTAAGAGACAAGTTATTTGCTGCTTTAAAAGTACCTAAAGCATTTATGGGTTATGAAAAAGACCTAACCGGTAAAGCAACATTAGCAGCAGAAGATATTCGTTTCGCTCGTACAATTGATCGCATTCAACGTATTATATTATCTGAGTTAAATAAAATAGCATTAGTTCACTTATATACTCAAGGGTATAGAAACGAAGGTTTAACAAACTTTGAATTAGATTTAACTACTCCTTCTATCATTTATGATCAAGAAAGAATAGCATTAATGAAAGAAAAAGTAGATTTAGCTCGTAATATTATTGAAACTAAGATATTACCTACTGATTGGATTTATGATAATGTATTCCACTTAAGTCAAGATCAATTTGATGAATATCGTGATTTAATTGCTGAGGATCAAAAACGTATCTTTAGAATGAAACAAATTGAAAACGAAGGCAATGACCCATTAGAATCAGGTAAATCATATGGTACACCTCATGATTTAGCCGCGTTATATGGTTCAGGTCGTTACAATAGTGGGGTACCTGATGGATATGGTGATGATCTTACTTTAGGTCGCCCTAAAGAAAAAGCATCTACTATTGGTACTCAAGACAATTACTTAGGAGTTGATAGATTAGGTAGTAAAGGTATGAAGAAAGGTGATGATACTGGTGAAGATAAATCATTAAGAAATAATTTTAAAGGTGGATCACCATTAGCATTAGAAAATCTCCAAAAGAAAACACTACTTGAATCAATGGATAAAAAACTTGTATTTAAAAAAGACGATTCTTCGTTATTAGATGAATCTCAAATACGAGAATAACAACTTCATATATATTTATAGATAAATTATTGCTAAAGTGAATATAAAACACTCGAAGTACAAAAATACTGGAATCCTTTTTGAATTGTTAGTAAGACAAATCACAGCTGATACCTTATCTGGCAAGGAATCACCAGCAACAACAATTCTTAAGAAATACTTTACTAAAACTGAATTAGGTAAAGAATACAAGTTATACGAAAATTTCTTTAAGTATACTAACATTAGTGAAGCTAAAGCCAATATGGTTTTAAATACGCTTATTGAAAGTTCAAAACACTTAAATCGCTCAACTCTTAAGAGACAAAAGTATAATCTTATTAAGGAGATTAAAAATCATTATAATTTAGAGGATTTCTTTAAAATGAAATTACCTAATTATAAAGCTCAAGCTTCATTATTTACTTTATTAGAAGTATATAATAGTGAAAACTTATCTAATCCAACTCAAATTATTGAGAATAAGACAGCACTTTTAGAATACTTAACACAATCTACTATAGATAAAAAAGAAGTTAAAAACAGTATCTTAGAAGAATTTAAACATCAAGATAAAGATATTCGTATATTAACATATCGAGTATTACTTGAAAAGTTTAATGATAAGTATGCTGATTTAAATGAAAATCAAAAGAATACTTTAAAAGAATTTATTAACAGTATTGATAGTACTTCAAAATTAAAAGAATTCTACAATACTAAAATAAATGAAATTAAAAGTACATTAGGTACTTTAAATAAAAAAATTACTGATAAAGCTATTCAAATTAAAATAAATGAAGTTATAAACATTCTACCTAGTTTAACTAAGAATGAAAAAGTTAATGATGATCATTTAATTAATCTCTTACAATACTATGCGTTAGTAGAAGAGTTAGAATCAGCAAAATGAGTAAACGAGATAAAATAAAAGATTTAGTCGTTAAACGCTTAAAAGAAGAAAGCGCTACAGGTACTGGAGCGTCTTTCACAGCTGGTGAAGGAATAAATTACGCCACACCAGTAGCAGGTAAAGCTAAAAATTACTATTATAAATTAGGCTTTAAACCTGTTAAAACTACAAAACCTAAAAGTTTTGATATAAAAAAATTATGGGAAGAAGAAACTCCTGAATTTGATGTTGAATCATTTATAGTTTCATTACCAACAGAAGACGAAAAACTAAAAGAATATATAGCAGGACGTTTAGGTGACTTTAACCTACTATCAGGAAAATTAAAAGAACTTATAACATTAATTAGAGACGCTAAAAAAGAAACAATAGCATCATATAAACAAAATCCTCAATATAGAGCAGTATATGGTACTGATTTAGCAGTTTCGTTAGTAGACAATTTGATAAAATTATTTAAAAAATAAACATGGAACAAACACTTCAATCACAATATAACCTTATTAAAGAAGGTAAAGGTAACAAAGCAGTATTTTTAAAATCTGCTTATCGTTTATTCCCAGACATGTTATCACCTGTTAACACATTCGAGGATACTGTTAAAATTCTTAAAAACAGAAGCATTATCAGTGAAAATGTAGGTGGATTAGTTACAACTGGTAAAAAACAAGATTGGCATGCTATTTTTAATGAGAACATGACTGCTCTTAAAGAAGAAAAAGAAGCTAAAGCTGAAGAAAAAGAAACTACTAAAGAAGTTACAGACATGGCTACTCGTGGATATGATTATAAAGACGAGAAAAACTATGATAACATATTTGGTCAAGAATTCTTAAAAGGATACTACACTGAAATGAAAGATCCTAAAAACTCTGATAAAAATGTTGAAGAATTAAAAGCAATTGTAGCTAAAAACTTAGCTAAAGATATTAATTTTTATGTTAAAGATGGTCAATTTGGAATTAAAGGAGTAGGATATACAACTGAAGCACCTGGGTTAGGTACACCTAAGGAACCTAAAGGTAAATTTAAATCATCAGGATATGGTGACTTAAAAGAATCAGTATTACGTTCTCAAATTCAACTTCTAATTAAAGAAGTATTAAATGAACTCCCTCCTTTAGAAGCAGGTGAGATGGGAGTATATGAAGGTGAACCAGTATTTATTATAGCTGTGTCTATGCATGCTAAAACAAATAAAGACGAACCTCAACCATTTTCATACACTATTGAAAAAAATGGTAAAATATACAGAGAAGTTCCTATTAGTGCTGTCACACCAGCATCATTAGCTGAAGCTGAAGATAAAAAAGAAGATAAAGAAGAAGCTAAAAAGAAAAAAGAAGACCTTAAAAAGTTAGATGCAGAGTGGAAGAAAAAATTAAAAACTGGTGATATAGACTAATATGAAACAAGTATTAATAGAAACCCAATTTTTTACTGCTAAACCTTTAAAATTAGTTGAAGGTACTGTACCAACAAGTAATCCACTTGTTGAAGGTATCTTAGCTACTTGTGAGGTTAAAAATGGTAACGGTCGTTACTATTCAAGAGAATTGTGGGAACGTGAGATGGATAAATATATGGAAAATGTTAATGCTAATAGAGCATTAGGTGAATTAGACCACCCAGACTCATCTATTATTAACTTAAAAAATGTATCTCATAATATCAAGAAAATTTGGTGGGACGGAGATAATGTAATGGGTGCTATTGAACTATTACCTACACCATCAGGTAATATCTTAAGAGCATTATTTGAAAACAAAATACCAGTAGGTGTATCATCACGTGGTATGGGTTCATTAAAACAAATGGGTGATTTAATGGAAGTACAAGATGATTTTGAACTATTATGTTGGGATTTTGTATCTACACCTTCTAACCCAGGATCATACATGAAAGAAAAAGGTATGATGAATGAATCTAAAAATATCCAACATAACAAATATATTAAAGCAAATTCTATTATCACTGAAATACTTTGTGCTAATGGAACATGCCCAATATTTTAACCCCTCCTAGAATAGTATTTTAGGACTGATGTCTCTCGAAAGAGAGACATTTCTTTTTTATAAAAGGTGACTTTACATAAATCCATATATATGTATGCTCAAATATGCTACCACAATCTACTATGTAGCATCTATTATTAAACAATCTATTACGTTTCTTAATAAACGTATTTCCAAAACAATTTAATTGAGGACAAAAAATGAACAGAGAAATGCTCAAAGAAGCAATCGCTGAGGCTAAGACCATTAAGGAAACTGCTATCGCGAATGCAAAAGCTGCTCTTGAAGAAGCGTTCACTCCACAACTTACAGCTATGTTTGCTGAAAGATTAAACGAGGAAGATGCTGAAAAAGAGTTAGAAGAAAACTACAGTGTGGAAGAAGAAGGATTAGAGGAAACTTTTAATCTAGATGAAATCCTAGCTGAGTTAGAAATGACTGACGAAGCTGATGAAACAGTTTCTGAAGATGACATGGGAATAGATGAAGATCTAATGCTCGAAGAAATGTCAGATGAAGAAATTGAAGAGTTAGTAATGAAAGTTATTGATGACATGATCCAAACTGGTAAGCTTATGCCTGGAGAAGGTGAAGAAGAAGAAGGTGAAGAAGACTTAGAGGACGTTGAAGATTTAGACGGTGAAGAAGTTGAAATCGAAGACGAAGAAATTGAACTTGATGAACTTTTAAACGAACTTCTTGATGAAGAAAAAGTATCTGAGACATCATTTGCAGATCCTCAAACTTTACAATTAGTAGCCCAAGCCGCAGATTTTTTAAACATCAGTAAGGACGCTGTAATGGCAATAGTAGCAGGTTTGCCTGCGACAGTAGCAGCAGCTGGATTCTTAAGAGGTTTATTAAGAGGCAAAAAGGAAGCTACTAAAGAAGAAGTTGAAAAAACAGCTGACACTAAAGAAATGGAAGAAACTATCGCTGAGTTAAGAAATGAACTAAACGAAGTTAATCTATTAAATGCTAAGTTACTTTACACTAACAAAATCTTTAAAGCTAAGAATCTTACCGAATCAGAAAAAATAAAGGTTTTAAACACGTTTGACAAAGCAGAAACTGTAAAAGAAGTTAAATTAGTATTCGAAACATTGACTGAATCTTTCAAAGCAGTAGCTAAGAAAGCACCAATTAAAGAATCACTAGGATCAGCTTCTAGAAGTATCGCTCCAGCTCAAACAAAACAACCAATTATTGAAGTAAACGATGCATTTGCTCGTATGCAAAGATTAGCTGGTATTAAAAAATAAAATTAATAAAAACAAAAACCCGATTTAAAAAATGGAAACAATTCAATCATTAGTCGAGTCCGCAAATCCATGGAAGTCACTTCAAGGTGACGCTGCTAGATTAGCAAACAAATGGAGCAAAACCGGCCTTTTGGAAGGTTTAGGCGAAGACGTAAACAAAAACAACATGGCTTTGATGTTGGAAAACCAAGCAAAGCAATTAGTAATTGAAACCTCACAAGTTAACGGAGGATCAGCTACATTCACTTCTGGTACATCTGGTGAGAACTGGGCTGGAATCGCATTACCATTAGTACGTAAGGTATTTGGTCAAATCGCAGCGAAAGAATTCGTTAGCGTTCAACCAATGAACTTACCTTCTGGTCTTGTATTCTTCTTAGATTTCCAATATGGTACTACTAAGAACCCATTCACAAGTGGTAACTCTTTATATGGTAACCGTAACCCATCTAGCGCTACTCCATTCGCTACAACTGCTGTATCTGGTGGTTTATATGGTGGTGGTCGTTTCGCTTACTCTACTAACCAATTCTCAGCTTCTTATGCTTTAACTACTGGTTCAAACTTCACTCAATCTTATGCGGCTATTGCTAACTCAGTATGGGCTGCTTTAGGATATGATTCTGATTTATCTGCTTCTGTAGCTTCTGGTAACATTTGGAAATTA